TAAGTGTTACTATACCAAGAAGATAAATCTTTTTAATGCCCCAAATCACAATGTCAATTTCAATTTAGAATTGACTTCTGGCGGTTATCAAAAAGACAAACGGACGGGATTAATAGGCGGGAATCGTGAATTTATTGATGACCCGACCGATCCAAATTATAGAGATTATGTTGGTCCGATTTCTAAAACTCGTCGTGCTGGCGGCGGCGGCTACGAGGGTGTGGTTGGTCGATATTTCCGAATTAACGAACGTATAAGAGCCTTAAAGCGTCGGGAAGGTGATACTGTTATTGAGAGTCGGTTTGGGTCATCCATCCGTTTTGCTGCCTACGATGATAATAGAGATAATGATAAGGGATATAACACTCTGTTTTCTGGATATTCTGATTATAAAGGACAAGGAAAGAGTTCTGAATACACGGGCTCAAACGGAAAAATATATGAATCCGGCGGTGGAAATTCAATGATCTTGATACGAAACCGCCAACGGCCTCTCAGTATTAAAAACGTGGAGGAGAAAAATTTTGGTGGATATATGTTGGAGGACATCAACAATGACGGTTCTTCAATCCATCTTACATCTGGGGTGACACTTAGTCCGTTTGTAACAACGTGCGCCAAAAAGATGTGGGGGAATGGAGAAGAACAACCGATGTATCAACCTTCTGGAGCTACTGGGTTTGTCTATCCAAAACTTATAGGCGATCAAATAGTGGTCAACACTAACAGATTAATCTTATCCTCAAAAGCCGCTGAGACATTTCATTATTCCAAGAAGAGATATTCGGTAGTTACTGATAGTGAATATACTCTTGATGCCCAAGACCAAGTGGTTATTACAACAAATCAAAAGACGGTCATCAATTCCCCGGCTATTTATTTAGGAGAGTATGATGTAACTGGTGAACCTGCTCTCCTTGGACAGACAACCGTAAATTGGTTGTATGACCTTTGTGAGTGGCTTAAAGCTCATACGCACTTTTTTCCACACGGTCATGCTCACCACTATAGTAAAAATGTGGAAGAGACGACCCAGGTTCCAAAACAACAGGCGGAGTTGATTGCTCTTCAACAACGATTGAATCTGTTGATGAGCCGAAGAGTCTTTATGACTGGCGGAGGTTTTGCGCCGGGTAAAAACGGTGCAGATTTGAATCCCAAACAAGGAATGCCGCCGGTCAAAATTTCTATACCATCAGGTATAGGAGTTCCGGGAGGCTGGGGTGGTAAAAATAAGAGAAAAAAATAACATGTAACTATGAAAAAGTCAGATAAACTAAAACAATTGTTGAGACAAATGATTCGTGAAGAAGTCGCGGATCAAGTGAATAAAGCAATGGGAAAAATTTTGGTTGAAATGCTGCGTAGGTCAAAGGCGCCGGTTATAACAGAAGAGGTGGCGTCTGAGCCAGAACGTCCTATCCGTAAAATCTTAACAGGAAATGCGGCCTTAGACTCTGTATTGGCTGAAACAGCCGCGAACCATACTCCCATACCCAGGGATGGAGAAGGAGTTTCATTGGTTCAATTGATGAGCGGAGACTTCGAAAAGATAGGAAAGGGAGAGCAAGCTGTAATAGGTGAACCAACTACCAAAATAGGATATTTGAAACAGATAGTATCTGAAGGAGTTACACCAGCGACCCAAACTTCGGTGATTGATTCGCCAGAAGTACCGGATATGTTGAAGAAGGTATTTAAAAAGGACTTTCGATCTGTGATGAAGGCTATGGATAGACAGAAAAAAGAAGGAACGTCAGGTATGTTTGCTGGCAAAATTCAAATGGAAAATTAAACTGCTATGGCTGCGCCCACCACAACCAATCCATTTCAAAAAACGGCTCCATTGGGAATAACTATTCCGATACGGGGTGGCCAAAATGGTTATTTCGATCAGACTTTTGATACGTTAAGTCAAGTTAAGACCAACATCATCAATTTGCTTAATACGCGACAAGGTGAAAGACGAATGCAACCGACTTTTGGGTCCCGACTGTGGAATCTGGTCTTTGAACAGAACATAGAATCTCTCCCTGATATTGCTTCTAATATAGTAAAAGAGGATATCTCTCTCTGGATTCCAAATGTGACGGTGGTAAATGTAAATTCAACTTTACTAAAAAACACTCAAAGCACGACTGACCAGGATATTTATAGATTGCAGGTGTCTGTCTTGTTCATGTTAAATATGACCAAGCAGACAGATACGGTGAATATTGCCGTGGAAAACATAACAGGATAATAAATCACATGTCGTCACCAATACAAAAATCATTTCAGCCGGATAACAAAGATGTTCGATATCTTAACCGTGACTTCTCTCAATTCAGGGATGCACTTATTCAATTTTCCAAGTATTACTTTCCCAATACCTACAAGGATTTTTCGGATGCTTCTCCTGGCATGATGTTCATAGAGCAAGCCGCTTACGTGGGCGACGTTCTTTCGTTCTATACCGATTACATTTTCAAGGAAAGTCTTCTCTACAACACCAAGGAAAGAAAAAATATCATCGCGTTGGGTAAGTTTTTGGGTTACACTCCGAAGCCATCAAAAGCATCCACTGGCCAAATCGATGTATCTCAACTGATTCCATCCATTTATGATAATGGTGAATATGTTCCTGATGAAAAATATGCATTGAGTATCCATGAGAATATGCAGGTATCTAATAATGCTGGCGCATCGTTTCTTACTTCTGAACCTGTAAATTTTGGTGTTGATTCAAATCTATCTCCTAGAACTGTTACAGTTTATCAAAGGGATGTTACTGGTGTTCCAACGTTCTTTCTTTTGAAAAAGACTGTCAATGTCCGAGCGGGCCGACTTGTAACCAAAACATTTACAGTCAATGAAATGCAATCGTTTTTGAAATTGTATTTGAATGAAAATAATGTGTTGGAAATAATTGACGTTGTGGATTCCGACAATAACAAGTGGTATGAAGTGAGTTTCTTAGCACAGGAAATGGTTTTATACGACGTTCCAAATAATGAAGCTTTTGAAGGGATGTTAGCGTCATTCAAAGGTACTGTTCCTTACATCTTGAAATATCTTAAAACTTCCAAACGGTTTACGGTGAATGTAGATGAGAATAACAGAACATACCTGGAGTTTGGAGCGGGTGTAAACGGATTTGCTGATGAAATCATTAACTTGAGTTCTCAACAAGTTGGTGTCGGGTTATCTAATCTTACAGCTCTTGATTTATCGTTGGACCCGTCTAATTTTTTGAGGAATGATACCTACGGGTTAGCTCCATCAAATACAACTATAACGATAACATACTCCATCGGGGGTGGATTTGAATCCAACTCCCCATCCAATTCCATTATTAATTTGGAATCGGCTAACATTGATAATTCTACGGAAGGCATGGCTCCTGAAGAGGCCAATTTATTGAGTACCGTCAAAACTTCTTTACAAGTCAACAATCCCGATGCAACTACAGGAGGAAAGGGACCGGATACTAATGAAGAAATTCGTCTGAATGCTATTGCTACTTTTGCTGCACAGGATCGTGTTGTAACCCAGTTGGATTATTTGGCTAGAGTGTATGCTTTACCACCAAAATATGGAACCATTGCTAAAGCCCAAATCATTCCGTATAATAGTTTGGATGTGCAACAAAATCAAATTTTGACGGGTACAGTCAACGAACAAAATGTGGCTACAGTCAATTTGACAAATACACAAGATTACTTTAGAAAGATAGCCTACGACCGTACCAACCCATTCGCAGTTAACCTGTATGTTTTGTCTTATGATAGCAACAAGAATTTGGTTGCACCGAACAACGCTATGGTCAGTAATCTGATGACATATCTCCGAAGGTATCGTATGCTAACTGACGGCATTAATGTTATTGACGGATATGTAATCAACATTGGAGTGGAATTTTCCATTGCCGTATTTAAAGGTTACAACAAAAAGGAAGTACTAAAAAATTGCATATCTACCGTGCAGGAATTTTTCAATATTGATTTTTGGGAATTTTCTCAACCGATTTCTTTAAGTCAGTTACGATTGGAGATAGCCAAGGTCGAAGGCGTTCAAACTGTGGTGTCTTTGAAAATCAAAAATTTGACACCGTTAACCACGGCTGGGGAATCCTATTCATCTGTTGAATATGATATCGATGCGGCCACCAAAGACGATATGATCTATCCGTCTCTTGACCCATCGATATTTGAGGTTAAGTATCCCGACAAAGACATCAAGGGTTCATCGGTCTAATCTATATTTATAAAGTATGGCAAACTACTCAGCATTAGATTTAAGGGGAAAATATCCAAAGGATACTTTTCAATACTTGGTTCAAGCATCTGGTTCAGTTGTTGTTGATGGTTACGGCAATCAACTTACTGCATCATCATTGACTCTCACCGCGAGTTTGGCAGATTATGCGACCATCGCAGGTGCTGCGTCCACAGCTACATCCGCGGCTTTTGCTACTACTGCGGCTTTTGCCACAAATGCTAATACCTCAGCGTTTGCGACGACTGCATCATCCTCACTTTTCGCAACCAACGCAAGTTGGGTTAGCGCATCGGTGACGATAAATTCATCTAGTTGGGCCACTAATGCCACGACTGCCAAAACTTCCTCTTACGCAGTAACTCTCACAGTTCGTGATGGAGCGTCGATTGGTGGAGTAAGTGAGGGAGTTACCTC